AGGCAGAAAACATAGATGGTGTATCTTTAATCGGAACAAGGGTTCGTGAAAGTCAATTCAAGGCTCTTACAAACGGTCCTACAGACATCAAGTACACAGATTCAGATGCAATTCAAGAAACGTTTGTACAACAAAGAGGAGCAGCAACTGATTCTAATGGAGATCAAACAGGAGACGTTAGGGATCTTGTTAAGAATGGAGTGTTAGATGAACCGCTGACTGGGCCAAAACAAGTATCTCCAGCTGGCGATTCTACAGGAGCAGGAAGCGCATTTTATGATGAGGAATAAACATGCCAACCAGATTTAATTCAAATAGCAAAACGAGGTTTGGTGTTTCAGGCATCAATTTAAACTCTCATCAAGGTGCTGCTGATCTTACCATACCTTCAGTTGGCATAGAAGATGTCGACGTTGCTTTATTTAAATTATTTGAAAATGAGATTAAGTTACAGGTAGGTGGAGATAATTCAGATTTTAAAAAGGTTCCTGTCATTTTTGCTACTGGAGAAAAGTGGGCTATCTTAAAGAAAAAAGGAGCTTTAAGAGACAAGAATAACTCTTTGATACTTCCTCTTTTGACGATTTCTAGAACTTCAATTTCACAGGATTTTTCATCTGATATTGCTGGTCGAGGTATCAATCAACAAACTGGCGAAATTGTAATCAAAAGAAGATTAGATAAATCTGACAGAGGTTATCAAAATTTAATCAACAGATTTTTGTTAAGGAATCAAAAGAACGTTGCGACGAACCCATCTCTTGAGCATGTTGATGATCAATTGTTAACTGATAGGAAAGTTGGAGAAGATTCTTCTGATCAAATCATACAAGACGGTGCATGGCTTGCTGATATAAAAGACAACAACATCTATGAAACGATAGTCATTCCATCTCCACAATTTTATAACGTCACATATGATGTAACGATGTGGACTCAATATACCCAACACATGAATCAGCTGCTAGAACAGCTTGTTTCTTCATTTCTTCCTCAAGCAAATTCATGGAAATTAGATACGCCAAAAGGGTACTGGTTCTTGGCGACGGTAAACAATAATTCTTATGATCCTGAATCAAATTTGGATGAATTGGGCCAAGAAGAAAGAGTCATCAAATATAAATTTACAGTGAATGTTAAAGCCTACATTTTTGCATCACAATATGCAAATGGAGGAGTTCCGATTAAGAGATATGTTTCTTCTCCAATCGTTTCATTTGAAACTAATGTCCTTGGAGGAGTCATTAACAATGAAGTTGGATCTTCAGTCACAAATCCTTTTCTAGGTTCTGATGATCCGACTCTTCCATTGGCTGATGCAGCAAATAGAAGAATAGATCAAAGAAATACAAACGGAACGTTGTTGTATGATCCTAAAGATGCAACGTTATCTGAAGATCCTGCAAGAAGGATGAGAACGCCTCAGACGTATCAATTTGAACCTGTCTATAGAAAAACTCCTAATGGAGGTTATGTTAGGGTCTATCCAGTGAATCAAGCATCTGGAGAATCTGTGATTAAGCCTGCTTCTCAAATAGGATCAACTCCTGCTCCTTTGACTGTTGATGCATTATTAGGCGGATTATCCTACCATATTTCAGGTGAGGATGATTGATTTTTATTTTTTGATTTTTTTTTAATACTTATAAGAGAAGTTTATTTCGCATGAAGGAGCAAGGTAATGGCTGAGCAGGTTTTTAGGTCTCCTGGTTTTTTTGAGAGAGAAATTGAATTAAAAGCACCCCCTGGCGGAGGACCAGTGGGGGTTCCAGCTGGAGTAATTGGTACATCAAATAAGGGACCAGCATTCGTCCCCGTTACAGTCGCTAATTTCAACGAATTCGTTAGCATATTTGGAAATTTAGATCCAAAAAAGTTTGGTCCTTATGCAGTAAACGAGTTTTTAAAGAACAGAACAGCTCTAACGTATATGAGAGTATTAGGCGCTGGAGCAAACAAGACAGCCACGGACATAAGCGCTACTGCTCTTAGCGGAAGAGTGAAAAACGCTGGATTTAAGCTTGAAGGTTCCGTGGCTTCTCATGACGCCAAGGCTAGGCACAACGGAGCAGTTCAGTTCTTGGTTGCAGACCATACCCTTCAAACCAATGAAGCATATGGAATGCCTATGTTTACAGACAATGATTCTAGAACTAGCGCGACAAACGTCAACTTGGTTCGTGGAGTTGTCATGTTGGCTTCCGGTTCAAGAATGATGGTTCTTGATGGCAATCAACAGACTGCTGCATCATTTGCTGGAGCAACAACTGTCGATGATGCTGCGCAAGTAAAGAGTGGAAAATTCAAGTTAATCATTTCTTCTACTTTGGGTTCTTCATTTGCATTTGATGACAAGCTCCCGGGAGTAAAAATCTATACAGCTTCAATGAATCCAGCTAGCGATGATTATGTTGGAAAAGTTTTAAATAGAGATCCAGAAAAATTTGAACAATATCAACATCTTTTATATGCTGATTTTGCAGTTGATGATGAAATTGCTTCAGTAATCAATGATGATTATGTCGCAGTATTGTCCGGTTCTACATTAACAAGCAACGTTTCTGGAGAACCTGCAACCGAGTTTAGAAAAGCATTTGGAGCATTTGATACAAGATTTACTTCTCCAAAAACATCATATTTTATTTCTCAACCATTCGGTGCAACTGAATACGATCTATTCCAAATTGAATCATTGGATGATGGATCTCATGCAAACAGCCTCTATAAGGTTTCAATTGCAAATCTTAAGGTTTCAGAAAATGAAGCATATGAATATGGAACGTTTAATTTACAAATTCGTGATTGGAACGACACGGATTTAAATCCTGCAGTTCTTGAAGAGTTTGTAAATTGTTCTTTAGATCCTGATTCTGACAACTACATCGGCAAGGCGGTCGGCGATCGCAAGGTAACCTATGACTTTGATCAGGATATTCTTTCAGAAAGAAGAATCATAACAAGTGGAAAGTACGCAAACGTTTCAAAATACATAAGAGTTGTTATATCTCAAGACGTAGAAGACAAGAAGATACCAGCTAAATCCTTACCATTCGGATTTAGAGGGCCAGAATTATTAAAGACGAATGATTCTTTGACAGACGGTTCAACATCGGCAAAGAGGTTAACTGGGTTGTTCTCTGATGATGCTGTCGGAATTCTTTCTCAATCAATCTTGCCTCCCATTCCATTTAGATTTAAAGTAACAAAAGGCCCGATGTCATCCCCAGCTTGGGACGGTGATCCAGGACCTCAAGAAGTTGCATCACCTCAATTCTATTGGGGTGTCAAGTTTGAAAGAAATGATGTTCCTCTCAATGCAAATGTTTCTGAAGTTAAGAATCCTCTTCTTGAGAGTTATACAAAATTTAGCGGAATTAAGAAGCTAGATGTTTTAACGACTGGTTCTGGAGCAGATACCTTTAATAACAACAAATTCTCGTTGTCAAAGGTTGCATTCTCTGCAGGAACGATCGCTGGATTAACTGGTACTGTTCGTTCGCATATGAAAGAAGCAGCGTACATTAGAAATGCTAAAGTTGATCCAACGACGTATACGATCAACGATCCATCATTGGGAAATAGAATAACGTTTGCATCATTGTTATCAAATGGTGAAGCCTACGAATTCAACAAGTATTCATCATTCGCTAAGTTCACAACATTCATGCAAGGTGGACTCGACGGATTAAATATCCTTGATCAAGCTGCTGCAAGAATGAATGATAAGGCTACTTCATTTGAAACTCCTCTCGGCGGAGCATCATCAACGTTCGTATCTCCAGGCATGTTGACAAACCTTGCAGGAACAGGTGTTGATAACAATGCAGTAAATTCATACATTACAGCAATCGATGTCATGACTGATCCTTTACAAGTTAACACTAATTTGTTGGCAATCCCTGGAATTCGTGAAGATTATATCACAAACTATGCATCAAAGAAAGTTAGAGACTATGGATTGTCAATGTATGTAATGGATCTTCCAAACTACGATGATAATGATGGTCGTATCTACGATGATTCTACAAACAGAATTAACATAGAGAATACTGCTGCTACGTTTGAAGCTAGGTCTTTCGATAACAATTACGTTTCAACGTATTTCCCGAACGTATATGTTAATGACGCAACAAACAATCGTTATGTCAAAGTTCCAGCATCCGTTGCTGCATTAGGAGCGTTAGGCTTCAACGATAGGGTAGCATATCCGTGGTTTGCTCCAGCAGGATTTAATAGAGCAGCGTTGGACTTCGTCAATAACGTCGAAGTTAGGCTCAACGTTTCTGATAGAGACAGGTTATATGATGCTCGTATAAATCCAATTGCAACATTCCCCAGATTAGGATTTGTTATCTACGGGCAAAAGACTCTTCAAATAAGAAAGTCTGCTCTTGACAGAGTCAATGTTAGACGTTTACTCCTTGAAGTGAAGAGACTTGTCATAAACATTGCAAATAGAATTGTGTTTGAACAAAACACGCCTGCCGTCAGAAACAAGTTCGTAGCTGATGCAGTTCTTCAATTAGGCCTCATTCAAGCACAAGCTGGTATCGAAGCGTACCAAGTTGTAATGAATGAAACAAATAACACTCAAGAGGATGTTGACTTAAATCGTTTGAATGGTAGAATCGTTGTTGTTCCAACAAGAGCTATCGAATTCATTGCAATTGACTTTATCGTCACAAATGCAGGAGTTCAGTTCGTTTGATTCTAAAATTCTTATGTAATTTGATACTTATCAAGCAAGTTGTAGGAGCGAAATAAATGGCACAGCTCAAATTTGGAAGCGCAGGGGTAACGACAAGAGAAATTGATTTAACAGGACCAGTTGAAACATCTCCAACAGGTGTTCCCGCGGGTGTAATAGGCACGTCAGTTAAAGGACCAGCATTTGTTCCTTTGACGTACGGAACGTTAAATGATTTCTTTGCAAAGTTTGGAGAGAGTGATTCTAAAAAATTCGGACCAATGGCAGTAGCAGAGTGGCTTAGAAGAGCAACTGCTGTTACCTATCTCAGGGTCTTAGGCGTAGGTGATGGAAAGAAAAGAGTCTCTAGCGGTCAAACTGCTGGTGATGTAACAAATTCAGGATTCACTGTCGGTGAAGAGCTTCCAGCTTCTGATGGTTCTTTGTCATCAAACACATATGCAAATTCAGGAGGAGTTTTAGGAAGAACATACTTCTTAGGATGCTTTATGTCGGAATCTGCTGGAGCTAGTGCATTTAGCAGCGCAGGTCTACAAGGGCTTGGAAGCGTTAATGGAATAGGAGTAAACACTGCTGTTCCTATCGTCAGAGGCGTCCTTATGGCTCCTTCGGGGGTCGTTTTAAGATTGTCTGCTTCTGCGGTAGGATTAGATTCAAGTAAACCTGGATCTGGTTTGGTCGGTGCAGATTCAAATGCTAAGGGAACTTCACTTGGATCGATCGTTTTAGGGTCTGGTGCAACATCAAAACAAGAGTTTACTTTGCTCTTAAATGGTCACAAAGGAACAGATTCTTCTTATCCGAACGTACTCACAGCATCATTTGATGTGACTGCAGCGAATTATATCAGCAAGGTTCTAAATACAGATCCTTACAAGGTTCAACAAGCAGGACATTATCTCGCAGCTCATTGGGATATTCATCCTACTTTGGCAGCAGTGACCGGAGTCGGAGCGGTTTCAGAGGCACCAGTTAATCAAAGCGAAAGATCAGTATTCTTATTGACATCATCTTTGGCAAGAAACGTTGGATCTTCTACCGTACCAAACTATGAAGGATTTAGAGATAGATTCTCGAACGCCAAGTCTCCTTGGGTAATTTCTCAAAAGTTCGGTGGAGCTGCAACGAATCTTTTCAAGCTACATTCTCTTGATTCAGGTGCTGGCATTGCGAACAAGTTTAAGATTTCAATCTATAACATCGCTCCATCATCAGATCCTCTTAACAAATATGGATCATTCAGCCTTGCAATAAGAAGTTTGACGGATACCGATATAGACCAGAAGGTTCTTGAGAGATGGGAAGGCCTTAACTTGGATCCATCATCAGATAGATACATTGCAAAGGTCATCGGTGATGTTAATGCATATTACGACTTTGATAGAGATGATGCAGCTCAAAAGCTTGTGATTGAAGGAAACTATACGCTTAGATCAAGATATGTCAGAGTTGAAGTATCAACTTCAGTTTCAGAACAATCTGTAGATTCAACTGCGCTTCCGATGGGTTTTAGAGGAATTACGCATCTAATAACATCTGGTTCTGCACCTCTCGCAGCGTTGGGAGGAGTTGATGCTTCCGCTTTGAGCGTATCAACATTTACTAATAATACAGTTGAACCTCCTCTTCCGTTTAGAAATCATTTGAATGACGGAACTGGACAACAAACTCAAGTAAATTCAAGATACCATTGGGGTGCTAAGTTTGAGCATATAACAAACTTATCTGAACAAAACAGTTCGGTTTTGCAAGACAAATCATTCAATAGCTTTGCGAAACACTTCCCAGGACATTCAACTTCAAATATCAATTTCGCTGTTGGTGACAACGTTGGTGCTGCAGACACTGTTCAGAATGGTATCATAGATTCTGATAGATTCTGTAACAATGCTTTCACTCTTGAGAACATACAAGTTGTAACAGGATCAAACGGATCTGTTGCTCAAAACGACGATTGGAAGGACGCTACATACGTCAGAAAAGGCGGCATAATCGCGAATGACACGGCAAAGACAAGAGCCGTTAGCGTAAGTGATCTTTCAACCTCTCAAAATAGAAAATTCCTTAAGTTCTCATTCATCATGCAAGGAGGATTTGACGGAGTTAATATCTTCGACAAGGATGAAGCAGAGATTAACAACGCAGCAGTTGTTGCCGATATGAACGATGTAGATAGAGGACGTTCTTCAGGACCAAACGTATCTGCATATCTAAAGGCGCTTGAAGTCATGAAGAATACGACAAACGTAGACATTCAGCTTCTAGCAATACCAGGAATTAGAGCCCCTATCGTTACAGATGAAGCGATTCGTGCGACTGAAGAACGTTTCGATGCTCTATACATCATGGATATTGAGCAGGTTGACAAGGACGGAAACTTGATCAATATTACATCAAACGTTAAGCCTTCAGTAACAGAGACCGTTGCTCAACACAAGGCAAGAAACCTTAATACATCATTCGCTGCTGCATACTTCCCTGATTTGTTGATAAGAGATCCTTCTCTTTCTACAAACTCAGTCATAGTTCCACCATCTGTTGCAGTGATGGGAGCATTGGCATTGAACGATTCTCTTGGATATCCATGGTTTGCCCCAGCAGGATTAACAAGAGGAGAGCTTCCTTCTACCCTTGAAACCAGCATTCAATTGAAAGATGCTGATCTTGACTCCCTATACGATGAAGACATCAATCCTTTATATGCGCCAGCTACTGCAACAAGAGGAGGAACAAATCCGAAGGGAGGAGTTGTGGTATGGGGACAGAAGACGATGCTTCAATCTGCTTCAGCTCTCGATAGAATCAACGTAAGACGTCTTCTCATCGACATTCGTCGTCAAGTTCGCGAGATTGCACAAACAATCATCTTCGAACCAAACCGCGAAGCAACCCTTGCAAGGTTCACCGCGGCCGTCACTCCAAGGTTGCAAAGAATTCAAGCGCTTGCTGGTCTTGAGAGATTCCGCGTTATCATTGATTCTTCAACGACGACGCAGGCAGATGTTGAGAACAACACTGTGCGTGGCAAGATCTTCTTACAACCCACCAAGACGATCGAGTTCGTATCCTTGGACTTCGTTGTGGCCAACAACCTTCAACAAGTACAATGAAAATAATTGATAAAAATGTTTGATATATTCAAGCATTTTAATATCAAATGAATTTTTAAGGGCTTCTTAATGAGGCCCTTAATTTTTTATTCTGAATCTAGGTCATATAGATTAAAAATCAACATAGTTATGAACCAAAGAAGTTTGTTTAAATGACAGTCAAGTTTAACAGTCCTGGAGTTTCTGCAAAAAGTTTAGGAACAACTGCACCTCCTTTACCAAATTTATCAACAGTTCCTGCTGTAATCATTGGTACGTCTCCAAAAGGACCAGCATTTGTCCCCACATCTTTTACTAAAAACACAGATTTTCAATTGAAGTTTGGAGTTCCACATGTTTCTGGGTCAAGAATATCATCTTATGATAGATTGACAAATTACGGAGCTTTAGCTGTTAAAGAGTGGGTAGACAATCAACGATTCGTGACATTTACTAGGGTTTTAGGCACAGGAAATGGTAAAACAAGAATATCTGTTGGAATAAATGCAGGAGATGTAACTAACGCTGGTTATACTGTAGGAGAACAACAACCTAATCATATAAACCTATCTGGATCGTTAAGCTCAAATCCGTATGCAAATAGCGGTGGTGTTCCAGGAAGAGCATACTTCTTAGGATGTTTTATGTCTGAGTCTGTTGGATCAACTTTTTTTAATTCAGCAGGGCTACAAGGAACTGGCAGCGTTAATGGAATTGGCACTAATACTTCTGTTCCAATTGTGAGAGGAATTTTAATGGCTCCATCAGGAGTTATTTTAAGATTATCAGCTTCTGTAAATGGGTACGATTCTTCTCAACCATCGTCAACGCAAATTGCATCTGATCAAACCGCAAAAGGAACGTCTGTCGGAGCAATAAAGTTATTTAATGAAAATTCTGGAGCATCATTACAACAATTCATTCTTTTATTAAATGGGCATAAAGGAACAAACGAATATCCGAATGTTATAACTGCATCATTAGATGTAAAATCTCCAAGCTATATAACTCGAGTGTTAAATATGACCGCGTCTTTAATTCAACAAGCAGGTCATTATTTAGCTGCTCATTGGGATATTCATCCTGCAGCAGCTGTATTGACTGGTACGGGGGTCGTTTCCTCCGGCGCCGGCGCCGCGACTGATTCTTCTAGGGTTTTTTCTACTGAAAGATCTGTGTTTTTATTGACATCATCATTATCTAGAGATACAGGAAGCTCTACGGTTCCAAACTATGAAGGGTTTAGAGATAGATTTTCTCATGCTTCAACACCTTGGATAATTTCTCAAAAATTTCATGGAAAAAGTATAAATCTATTTAAAATACATTCAATTCATGACGGTGAACAAAAACAAAAGCATAAAATTATCATACATGACATAACGTCAATAAAAGAGGAAACCAAATACAAGTTTGGCACTTTTTCTTTGTCTGTAAGAAATGCAAATGATTTAGATGAAATAACTCCTCCTTTAGAGTCTTTTGCTGACTTAAGTTTAAATCCATCTTCGGATAGATATATCTCAAAAGTCATAGGAGATTCTTACACTTATTTTGATTTTGACAGGCCTGAAGATAACCAGAAATTAGTGAAAGAAGGAAATTATCAAAATAATTCTAACTATATTAGAGTCGAAACATCAAACCAAGTTTCAAATTCTGAAATTCCTATAGAAGCTTTACCTATGGGGTTTAGAGGAATACCTCATATTATCACTTCTGGATCATCAGTTATGGCATCATTGTCTGGTCATGATGCTGCAGCTTTGGTAAATTCTTCTTTTTTAAGAAACTTAGTTACTCCTCCTCTTCCGCTTTCCAATAATGTTTCTGTTTTTAACAACAATGTGCAAAATGCATCATCTGTTCGAAGATGGGGAGTTAAATTTGATCATGTTGTTAACTTCGAAAAACAAAATAATTTTCAAGACATAAATGAATCAATTACAAACTTTTCAAAACATTTCCCAAATCATTCTACGACAAACATTAATTTTTCAGTTTCAGACAATAATGGAACTCCTGATACTGTGCAACTTGGAATAATTGACGCGGATAGATTTTGTAATAATCTATTCACACTAGAAAATATAAAAATAGCAACATCATCCAATGGATATTCTTCAAAAGAAGATTGGGCATTATCTCGATACGTAAGAGACGGAAATATACAAACAAACGATCAAGAAAAAATTCGTAGAGTTAGCATCAAAGACTTTGAAGATCAAACTAGCAGAAATTTTCTATCATTTCAAACGATTCTTTGCGGTGGATTTGACGGTGTTAACATCTTTGAAAAAAATGAATTTAATCTAACAAACGAAGCTATCGTTGCAGACATGCATGATTCTAATAGAGGAAAATCAGCTGGATCTACTGCGGGAGCATATCTAAAAGCTTTAGAAATAGTAAAAAATTCTACTTCTGTTGACATGCAGGTTTTAGCAATACCTGGAATAAGAGCCCCAGTTATAACAGATGAAGCTGCAGATGTTGCAGAAAGCCGAATGGATTCTTTATACATCATGGATATCGAACAAATTGATGATAATGATGAGCAAATTCACATGTCAGAAACCGTGGCTTACAGCGACAAACTAAAACCGAACCTGCAAAAAACAATCAATAATTTTAATGATCGTGCCTTAAATACTTCATATGCAGCTGCATATTATCCAGATGTCGTGCTAAAGATTGATGCTCCGACTTATGGTACAGATTCCGTTGTTGTTCCTCCATCTGTAGCTGTTCTTGGTGGGTTTTCATTCAATGACTTGACCGGTCAACAATGGTTATCTCCTTCTGGAAATTCTAGAGGGGCTTTAACCAATGTTCTATCAACTGTCGTAAAGCTATCTAAGACAGAAATTGATTCTTTATACATGAAGAATATCAATTTTTTGTATGCTCCATCAAACGTAGGAGGAGCAGGATCAGGTGTGATCATTGGAGGTCAAAAAACCTTAAATCGATCCATGTCATCATTGTCTAGGATTAGTGTAAGAAGATTGTTACTACAAATTAGGCAACAAATTAGAGCTATTTCTTTACGCCTAATTTTTGAACAAGATAGAAATGTAGTCATTGACAGGTTCGTAACCGCAGCGACTGAAGTTCTTTCTCCAATTCGTTCTGCATTTGGATTAGAAGAATATAAAATAGAAATTGATGCAGCACAAACTTCACAAACTGATATTGACAATCAAACGATTAGAGGAAAGATTTATATCAAACCTCCAAAATCCATAGACTATTTATCGTTAGATTTCATCGTGTCTAATACCCTGCAATCTGAAATTTAAACTTCTAATTCAAAAACAAGATTTATACATCCCCAAATCTTAACGACGCCGGCGGATTCTGCGACTTGCGACTCAGTAAGCCCTTCGGACGAATCTGCTTTAAATTTAAACCTGTTGTATCTGTTCTCAAAATCTGTCCACCAAAATCTTGGCGGAGTCTTAGAGATTTGTTTAAATCCAGCTAATTTATAACCTTTCCCTGTTCCACCCCAACGGTTGTCAACATATGTTATAATTTTTTTATGACCATTTTCATTGGCCCATTTTTTGACATATTTTATGAGCCTGCTGAGGCCACCTGGTACGTTATGATTTAGTTTAGGACAACATCTTGCTATTTCAATTCCATCATGCTTTTTATGGAATGGCTTGCGAATTGATACTCCATAAATGATTTCATTTGAATCATCGACGAGCCCCCATGCAGTGATGGATGCAACATCACCATCAGCATGATTTTTTTCAAAGAAGTTTTTTCTTTCATCTCGCGTCAGGTTTCTTATTTCACACTTTCTAGCATGAACATTTTTTTGTTGAACTCCGAGGCGAGACGAAATCATTGATTGCATTATTTCTCGTTTATCTCTCCACTCATCTTCAAAAACGTGAATTAGTTTGACACCAGCTTGCTCTGCACTAGATGTCTTGTTGCTATGATATCCTTGCGTTTTATTGACGTGGCTATGCCAATACAACCCGTTGTATTCAACGGCTAGGTTTTTATCTTCTATATAGATATCAAGTTCTAATCCGCCCAACGTCTTTCTTACGTTTCTACATACGCTGAATCCTTGTGATTCAATCCATTTTGCTAACTCTTCTTGAGCTGCAGATCCGCCTGGTGAACAATGATAGCATCTACCACGTTGTAAGCTTCTCAACGACCCTTGAAATTTTTTGCCACAACCATTGCACTCTACCGCTATGATTTTCTGCGCATCATTGATGTAATGTTCCAATCCACCAATAACCCTTAGCTGACCTGATTTTTCTATTCGTCCTCTTATTTCATCGTGCGATAATCTTTTTAAATGATCTAGCCTGTCTCTAATCTGTTTTTGTTTCAACGTTAGTGAGACTTTTTGTGCAATAGTTTGAATTCTTTCATCCGTGTCTTTGCTCAACCCTTTTGCCCATGGTACAAGCTCACCTGTTGAAAACCTATTTTTTAGGTTTGTCTTCAAGGTTGCAATACGAGAATCAGATTCAGCTGTCAATCCTTCATTCCATACCTTAATGCGTCCTTCATTAAAAGCAGCTTTTCTTCCTTGCGATGTGGCACCTGCTCTTTCTTTGATTCTGCCATCTGTTTGTTTAGTTAATCCCTTGGCCCAACTTTGCTTTCCCTTCAATGATTCAGATCTTTTTTTTGCAATTTCTGAAGCTGATTTGGAATCCATCATTTTGTAAATTGAACCGTTATGACCGTTAATGACCTTAGAATAACCCTTCCACCACCCATTCCATTTGGTGTGTTGTCCACAACCACAGGCACATTTTATAGGACCTTCATTTAATCGGTTCCATAGTTCTTGTGTCGTAATTTGATGAATTTCTTGAAGATGAACTTCAAATGACGTAAGCCTTTTTGATTCAAAACTATTGCATAAAGGACATTTTACAACTTTTAACTTTTCGTTTTTATTGGCGGCCATCTGTTCTTGGACTTCCCTGCTACCCTAATATATTCTTAAATCGGGAAAAACCTTAAAAAAAGTAGCAACACTTTTCGTATAGGAATACTTATCATTACTCACCCTTTTATAGGAGTACATCACAATGGCTGAGACATTAGACGTTACATCAATGATTCCAAATAAATTCGAGCCTAAGCGCAAGAACCGCTGGGTGCTCATGATTGAAGGCATCGACGCCTACATCATTAAGACGGCAGCTCGTCCTCAAGTCACAACTGAAGAAACTGTGATTCCATTCATTAATTCAACTCGCTATCTTGCAGGTAAGACGACGTTTAATCCAATGAACGTAACCCTTCATGATCCAATTGCTCCATCAGGCGCGCAACAGGTCATGGAGTGGATTCGTCTCCACTTCGAATCAGTATCCGGACGCTCTGGTTATGCAGATTTCTACAAGCGCGACATTCAATTAAAGATGCTTGACCCAGTTGGTACTGTTGTAGAATTATGGGACGTCAAGGGTGCGTTCATCACAGATGCAAACTTCAATGAAGTTACATACGAAGATGGAGCCCCCGTTGAAATTGCCCTAACTCTCCGCTACGATAATTGTGTGCTTCAATATTGACGTCATCATTCGGCAATCGCAAAAGCGGTTATCGAATATACAAGTCAAAAGGTCTGTGGTATATTATTTACCATGGACCTTTCATCTTTTAGCTGCCCTGAATGTGGGCAGTACGAAACGACTAAACTAGATTCTCTAAGAATTCATTGTCAAAAGAAACATAGCTTGCCAACTCGTAAGCTCTACGCGTTACTTTTCTTGCCTGAAGGTAAAGAACCGACATGCGCCTGTGGCTGTGGAGAGCCAACTAAGTTCTTGACTCTTCAAAAGGGGTTTTCAGAATATGTCTTAGGACATGCTGCACGGGTCAATAACAACTGGGGTCACAATCTGGTAGCCTTAGAAAAAAGCCTTAAGAAGAGAAGAGATGAAGGACTGTGGAGTCGTGATCCGTGGAATAGGGGCAAGACGAAAGAGAATGATCCTGAGTTTGCAAAGATTGCAGAAAAAGCTTATGGATCGTCTGCGTTTAGGGAAGCCAGGTCTAGAGACATGAC